CACGTTTTTTACACAGCACCCGAAGGGAAATGAGAATGTTTAACATGACACTTGAGCAACACTTGGAAGAGATGGGTATCCGTCCCAAGTCAATCATCCGTGAGCTAGAGGAACTCCTTGATCCACGTCTGGAGTATCTGGCAAAGGGATACTTCAATGACCCCCGCAATGGAAATAATGAGGTGCCGTTCTAATGATTGATATTGAGTTATGGGCAATAAAGGATGGTGATCGTAACGGACTCTTAGGAAGCAAAACGGGGAGAACTTTATGGAAACGTAAGCCAACACAGGCGGCTGAAGCAATAGCGTGGAGGGCAAATCGGTATAGGGTTAAAGTAAATCCAATCCCCATAAAAGTCAGGATAAGGGAGATTGAACAGTGACAGAGATTAAAGCAACATACATTGCCCACATGGGTAACGATCTAACAGTAGCTAACGCAGCACGGGTCAGCTTTGGTAAGACCAGTGAGATGGAAGACTATGCTTGGGGGCCACCTAAGCTCAAGGCTAAGGATGATAAGCTGATCCGTTACCTTGCCAAGCACAAGCACATCAGTCCATTCGGACATTGCTTTGTATCGTTCCACATCAAGGCTCCGATCTTTGTAGCACGACAGCTAGTCAAGCATAAGTTCTTGAGATGGAACGAGATTTCTAGGCGGTATGTTGATGATGAACCTGAGTTCTATATGCCTGATGTGTGGCGTGGACGTAGTGCTGACAAGAAGCAAGGCTCTGAGGGTGTCGTTGATGTAGGTGACTGGGGTGATACTAACTGGGCATGTCTCAAAGCCTACAACGATCTTCTTGAGCATGGTGTAGCCCCAGAGCAGGCCCGTATGATACTGCCACAGTCTACTATGACTGAGTGGTATTGGTCAGGTTCACTGGATGCCTTCGCTGACATGTGTAACCTGCGCTGCAAGGATGACACACAGGCAGAGACAAGAGAGGTAGCAAAGCAGATAGACCACAAGATGATTGAACTATTCCCTGTGTCATGGGATGCACTGACGGAGGATGATGATGACTAAACTGTATGACTTAGAGCCAATGATAATGGACTGCTGGCATGTATGCGATGACCTACAGGTAGTGTTCAGACAGATAGGTGACGGTGAACGTGAGCCTACGCACGATGAAATGATGAACACCTTGATGGGTATGCAACAGCTATACCAGTGGAAGTTTGAGCAGTTGTTCTTTAAGTATGAGGAGGTAATAGCAAAGGGTAGAAAGAACTATGATTAGACCCATGACACCAGAGGAACGTAAGGCTGCACAGGAACGTGACGAGGTTAACAAGTGGCGCAAGTGTGTAAGCTGTGGTAATGCAAGCAAGGACACATGGTGTGGCTTCTGTTTGGAGGAAGAGTAATGATAAACAGTGAGTGGCGAAAGTTGATAGCAGACCAAGAGAACTTTAAGGAGAACGTAATGGCAGAACATACAGCAGACATCGTGAATGAACCTAAGCATTATGCACGGTGGAAGATCGAACCTATCACATACATCATGCAGAACGGCTTTGAGTTCTGGCGTGGGAATATCATCAAGTATGCCAGTCGTGCAGGGTACAAGCCCTACGAGGGTATGAGTAAGGCTCAGTGCGAGATCACAGACCTTGAGAAGGTCATCCGCTATGCTGAGATGCGTATCAATCAACTTGAGGGAAAGGATAAGTTATGAGCGATAGTAACATAAGCATCAAGGAAGTTGTTAAAATGTGTCATAGGCTCGCTCATAAGTATAAGGCAGGTCACTCACACTTTGATGATTTGGTTAGTGAGGGTGTATTAGAGTGCTTAGAGGTTATAAAAAAGTTGGAGAGTGAAGGTGAGCAAGCCTCTGACCACTGGGGTACGTTATATAGGCGAGCTAACAGCAGGATGCACGACTATCTTAACCTAGATTTATTTCCAGTACAGATACCCGCATCTTGGGTATCGAGGAATTTGGCTAGGGGTGTTGATATTGAAGACCTTGGAGATCATCACACTTGGAGTGAAAAGGGGTTAGACCACCTAAGAAATACCCTAAAGTCTGAGGTTGTGAGCCTTGAGGCGGGACACATGATAGGAAACTCTTACGAGCAGGAGTATGAACAGAAAGACTTTAATGAGAAGTTTAAGTCCCTGCTTAATAAAAACCTTAGTGATGCGGATAACTTGTATATATACATGCGCTTTGTAGAGGATATGACAATGGAGGAGATTGCTGATTTTATGCAGGTTAAGAAGTCAACTATTTCTAAGAGGGAAAAGAAACTCTTGGAAAAGCTGAGGGACATTGTTCCATTATAGCAACACTCCAGAAATGTTTGATATTGGGTGGAAACAAGTTGTCTTTAAGGTCTGTATATATATATGTACCCCTTTTGTTAAGCCCTCCGTTAAGGTAGACCAGTAAAGAAAGAGACTCTAGTATGATTAAAGAGAAGCACGAGAGCATACAAAAGTTACCTTGTCCCTATACTGACTGTGGTAGTAGTGATGCGTTTTCTTACAACACTAAGGGGTTTGGCTTCTGCTTTTCTTGCAGGTCAAACTACCCATCCAATAGCCCCAAGTTTGATTGGGTTGCCAAGAAGTACCCCCCACTGGGGACAGTTAATAGAGAGGACAACGATTTGTTTGATGCAGAGCCTAGCCCGGTTAGGGAGGTTATCAGGAAGAATGGTGACGGGGAATACCTTCCAATGCGAGGTCTTTCAGAGCGCACTATGGAGACTTATAACGTAAAGACCTACAACAAGGGAGCTAAACAGGAGTATGTGTACCCCTCCGGTGGAATTAAAACCCGTGACCTAAAGGACAAGGACTTCTATGTGTCAAAGGGCTTCAAAACCGATGAGTTATTCGGCATGAATTTCTTCACCGCTGGTTGCTCTAAGACTTTGACTATCACTGAGGGTGAGCTTGATGCGTTATCGGCTTATCAGATGTTAAACAACCGGGATGGTTACATATCCCCTGTTGTGTCCTTGCCCTCAGCAACCCCAAGCAAGTCGTTATGGGAGGTCTGCAAGCCGTACTTGGACTCCTTCGACCGCTTGGTTTTATCCGTTGATAACGATAAGGCTGGAAATGAGATTGCTGATAAGATTTGTAAGATGTTTCCATCCAAAGTCTTTCGGGTATCCCACAACAAGTTTAAGGATGCTAACGACTTCCTAGTTGGAGGTGCGTCTAAGGAGTTTGTCAACGCTTGGTTCAATGCTTCAAAGTACGTCCCAGATAACGTACTAAACACAACTGAGCAGTTTCTTGACCTATTCGAGAACTCGCCCTCTCACAACTATGTTCCAACCGGGATTAAAGCTCTTGATGAGAAGATACTTGGTTTGATGCAGGGGCATTTCACTGTTATTAAGGCCCCCACAGGCATAGGCAAAACTGAGGTTATGCGTCTGTTGGAGTATAACATGCTCAAGCAAGGTATCCCCATTGCCACTTGGCACTTAGAGGAGACTAAGTTACGCAGCTTGTTGGGCCTAGTGTCTTACGAGGCTGACCTAAACCTTACACGGCGTGACCTCATCGAAGAAGAGGGGGCTACAGAGCTTGTTAAAGAGACTATCACCAGTCTTACAGAAAACGGCCTACTGTATCAATTCTTCCTGCAAGATGGTCAAGGGGTCAACGAGTTGTGCGACCAGATACGTTACTTTAGTCAGGCTTGTGAATGTAAGTACATATTCTTTGAGCCTATTCAAGACGTAGTTGTAGGAAGCTCTGACGATAGCAAGGAGAGTATGTTGGCTGACCTTTCAATTCGGCTATCGAAGTTAGCTGCCGAACTTGATGTTGGTATTGTCACCATTGCCCACACTAACGAAGAGGGAGACCCGAAGTATTGCAGAATGATTGCACAACGGGCCAGCGTTTTGATTGACCTATCTCGTGATAAGGAAGCTGATACCTTGATTGACAGAAACACTACTTCTATTGTAGTTCAGAAGAATCGTCCTGCATCTGTCGAGGGTGTCGCTGGGAAACTCCGCTTTAGTACGGACACGTTTAAACTAAGAGAGGTGAATGAGTGAACAGAATATTCGATATTGAAACAGATGGCTTAAACAGCACAAAGATACACGTCTTGTCTTGGTCCGATGACTTGGGTGAAACAGTTAATTCCACACACGATTACGACGAGATGCGTGAGTTCTTTATGGCGGATGATACTCTCATTGGACACAATATTGTCAGATTTGACGTACCAGCGGTGGAAAGTGTCTTGGGCATTAGGGTTAAGGCCCGGTTGATAGACACTCTCGCTGTCGCTTGGTATATAGATCACCATCGTACACGTCACAACCTAGACCTTTATGGGGAAGAGTACGGTGTACCTAAGCCAAAGATTACAGATTGGGAAAACCTTTCTGCTGAGGACTATAAACACCGTTGCCAAGAGGACGTTAAGATCAACTCTAAGTTATGGAAAGACCTCAGCCGCAAGCTAGGTAAGCTGTATAAAGATCAGCCAGAGGACAAAGAGCGACTGTTGGACTACCTCACGTTTAAGATGGACTGTGCGGCAGAGCAAGAGGGGCTACAGTGGAAATTAGACGTAGCAAAAGCTGAGAGGTACTTAGCCGAGTGGGAGGAACTTAAAGCTGATAAGATTAACCAACTAGCGGATGCTATGCCAGAGGTTGTAAAGTACAAAGAAGCCATCAAGCCATCTGAGGATAAGATGTGGAAGAAGAACGGAGATATGTCTGTTGCTGGAGAAAACTGGCTTGACCTCTGTGCTGAATACAAGGTTCCTACCACCACGGTTAGTTTGCGAGTTGTCCACAAACGAGAGAGAGCTAACCCTAATTCTTCACCACAGGTAAAAGCGTGGTTGGGAAGTCTTGGTTGGGAACCCACTTCCTTTAAGTTTGTTAAGGGTACAAACAACAGCCCTGATAGGAGTGTCGAGCAAGTGACTGTCAATGGAGAACTTTGCCCGTCAGTCTTAAAGTTGGTTAACAAAGACCCTGCTGTGGCTATCTTAGACGGTCTATCCGTATTGTCACACAGGCTTGGTATTATTAAGGGGATGCTAAATGCTCAACGAGATGGTTATGTTCAAGCTAGTATTGCTGGCTTCACTAACACTATGCGGTTTCGACACGCCAAGCCATTGGTAAACTTACCGGGTGTGGAAAAACCCTATGGTGCTGAAATCAGGGGGTGTCTTATCTGTCCAGATGATTATGTCTTGTGTGGAGCGGATATGACTTCCTTGGAGGACACTACAAAACGACACTACATGCAACCGCATGACCCAGAGTACGTTGAGGAGATGAGTAAAGAGGGCTTTGACCCCCACTTAGACTTGGCAAAGTTCGCAGGGGTCATAACACAAGAGGACATAGACTTACACAACTCCGGGGAGCGTAGCCTCAAAGCACTTCGTAAAAACTACAAAGTGGTTAACTATAGTGCTACCTATGGTATAGGGGCGTCTAAACTAGCTCGTGAGACAGGCATGAAGCTGACTGAGGCCAAGGAGCTGTTAGATGCCTTCTGGGAACGTAACAAGGCAGTCACTCAGGTTGCAGAGGACACAAAGACACAGGAGTGCATCGACAGCCTTTGGTTATGGAACCCCGTTTCTAGGTTCTGGTACGCTCTTCGTAACGAGAAGGATAAGTTCTCCACGTTGAACCAAGGTACTGGGGTTTTCTGTTTTGACACTTGGGTTTCTGAGTGCAGAAAAGGTGGGGTAAAAGTTATTGGGCAATTCCACGATGAGGTCATTGCCCTAGTAAAGAGAGGGGAGGAAAAACTTGTAGAAACTACGATGAAAAGGTCTATGGACCTACTAAACAAGGATTTACAACTAAACGTACCTTTGGGTACTG